CGATTCTTCAAGTGTTTTATATGATATCTTAGTCAATCATCAAAACGATCCTCCAGATGAGAATACTGCTGCACAGGGCGACCAAAAGTCACCTTAGGTCTCAACCCCATAATAAGAGATCTAGTGGGCAGCATTTCATCAGAGAAGGAGCTAGGAGGACCCAATGAATCAATTTCATAAAGGATTCTCCTAGCACCTGATTGTGTTTCTAAGGTAGGTGGCTTATAATTAACAGGTCCATAAAGCTCCAAATGAGGAGCCGGGACAAGTTGATTAAACAGTCTATCAAATCCGTACAGAAGAGGTGACTTTCATTCGTGAAAAGTAGGAATTTCTTCATACTCTAAAAATCGAGTCTTAGGAACCTTCTTAACGTTAATATTGACTCCAGGGCCAGGACCACGCATTCCAAATGCGGAAATTCTGGAAAGTCCGAACGGGTCAGAATCAGTAAAAACTGAGACTGTCTCGTACTCGACTATAGGAGTCATACAACGTTTCTGTTCAGAGATAACATCAATAATACCCTTCTTAACACTTCTGCCCAAATGAACCATACGGTTTATAGGGGGAGAAAGTTTTGAAGGAAATAAAATACCATCCAATTCAATAGTCACTAAATTGTTCAGACGGTCGAGTATACCCTCTCGGGAATCAAACTCCCGTCTAACAAATGACATCCTATTGAGGAAAGAATCAACCAAAGGAACCCCACTAGAAATAGTAATCTGGGAACCAACCATCACCTTCTGGATGGATTCCAAGTTCTTATTAAGAGAGGGAATGACCTTCATTACTTGTTTTCTATACCCCCTTTCCAGAATCTCCGAAAGGAGATCTGCTGGATCGGTTGTATACTGCATCTCGGGAACAAACTGAGCCACAAACAAACGCGTTTGTGTATCAGAATTGAAACCGAAAACATGCTTTAAAGCGAAATCAAATATTGAAAGTCCTCTGAAGTCCTTTAAACTCAAACGAGGGTAGATCTCATTTTTAACAATTCTAACAACTCTTTCGAGTTTCTTAGAATTGGAGATCTTCTTCATTTTAACCTCACGCTTGTGTTTAATGACTTTAAGTCCTTTATATAAATCTTTGACAAAATCCTTAAGAGTATTCTTGTAAGGTAAGAAATTACCATTCACAAAACAAAAGTTGAAAAATATCGTAAAGACAGTAAGCGGATTATACAAATTTTCTATAATACCACTTATTGGCAATGGCGAAATTTCAGAACTTCTGCAATCCTTAACCACAATTCACCTCTTAGCAAACTCGTACGTGTCTTTCGACTCGTGCGTTTTGGCAGAAGAGAGCTCAACACCGAGCAGTCCAATAACTCGCTTATATTCAAGAGCGACATTGTCATCATTGATAACAATGTCATCTCCAAGAATAATATAGTGAGTGAACCAGTCTCTATATCCACAGAGACGGGCACAATACTGGACCACAAGATGGTGAGCCAAAGTGAATGATGCTCAGGATGAATAAGCTCCCATGGGTTGTCCCACGCTGTAAAAGACGTGGTCGTCAACACCTACCTCGAATTCCCTTCCAACCATTAACTGTTTTCAGGCCCGTGAGGCCTCGAAACCAATTAACTCAGACATCATCCTCATCTGAAGATGGACGGGAAAACGATCAGTTGCATTAGAAAGATCCATAGATCAAAACTTATGACCCAATTTGATATCAAACAAAGGGGATTGAGTGAAGGTACGATCAGTAGGAATAGATCGTAACACTTCCATCAATCCTTTATGAATTTTTCTGAGAATAAGCTGAGAGGAATAGTCAAAAATGGCTATAACCCTCACCTTAAAATCAGGATCATAAATAAAGGACAGTTTACCTGTATAAGGAGACCGATGAGCATCACACTTAGATGCAAAATACGGTTCCGGACCAGTTACCTGACCCAATGCTATCAAGCGGGCGATATAGTTAAAACCTTCAAAAGACGTGAGCTTTGACAATGAATGCAGTTGTTCAGCACACAAATTGCGTGCGGAATCAATCGCAGTCAACGTCGCAGGTCCGTTAATTGAAGACTTTGTACTAAGATAAACATCAGTCTTATCAAAACTAAGATCTATCTTCGGAGAATCTAACATTTTGATAAAATCCTTAATGAAAGAATGAGGTATGGTATACCTCTTTCCAACGAAAGGATCAGTGATTGATTTTATAGTGGTGCTATCTATGATAGGCTCAAAACCGTGACCATATCTATAACATCTAGTTATAGACATTAATGTGAGAACCAAAGTTCGACCAAAGGAGGAGTGGTCAAACAAGGGTTTCAACATTTTCACACGTTTAGGCCAACCATCCTTAGAGACACCGACAGAGATATTGTTAACAAAAAGGGGTGATCCACACATATAACGAGTTATATGAAGTTTCATCTGTTTATACTTCTTTACGGTATAAACATATCCATTTTGTTGACAATCTCTATCGAATGTATCTAAGAATAATAAAACATCTTTCATGAATTCATCATATTGTAATAAACCTATGAGAAACTTCACGAAGAAATTTCTTATATTTGTTATCATATGAAATAATATTTGTTTTTGCATAGTTTGAGAATTAAATAAAATAAAATGTTCTCTTGCGTGTATAAAAACGAACAACTGATATACACCTTCACTTTCACCTATACTAGAGGGCTAATCATCTTCCGGCTTTATCATTTCTAATAAAGCCACTGATGGTAACCTTTTATAACCAGGTTAAAAGAAGAGTAGGCATGAAGCTACCTCTCCTCTGAGCAATGCGGTCAATCTGAAACACCCAATAACAAAAATGGGGACTTTTGACTAGAATTGTGAAGAATTACAAAATAAATTCTTAAGGGCTATTCTACCACGTTAGGTAGGATAGGGTCACAAAACCATATAATCAAGAAGCAACTCCGAG